GTTCTGCTTAAGTCTCCTCCAGTAATATCTTTACCTGCAATAGCAGCCCATAAAATATTTTCACACATATCCATATGATTTTCAGTTCTTATACTATTAGCACCATGTTTGAAAGGTCTTACATAAGTTGAGAATGACCACTCAGCTGGAGACAATGAATCATTGAATCTTTTTGAGCCTCTGCTTGGGGTTGCACCCGCTTCATTAATTGTTACGTCAGTAGATTCTGAACTCTGTGAGAAATTATAGCCATCTAATACTCCCATTTTAAAAGTATTTGCTGATACTCCATTACCTTTGAAAAGTCCTGTAGGCTGTCTTGAGCCATCTGCAGTTAAAGAAGTTACTCCTTTTGCTGCACATGCAAAACTTGAACCTGAACCTGTTGTAGCACTCTGTGTAAGTGTATCATCATCAGCTAATCCTGTTCCTCTAAAGTTATTTGGAATTTGAACTTTACTGACAACTCCACTTCCTGTTATTGCTGTAACTATAACTTTTACGCCGTCGTTTAAAGTAATTACATCTCCTACTGCGTGTCCTGTACCTCCAGTAAAAGTATCGACATCTATAAGAGATCCACCACTTGCGTGGACTCCGTTAGCTGTTGAAACAAATACCTGGGTATTTCTTGATAGATTTAAAGCCATTTTGCTTATCTCCTATAATTTATAATGGAAAGGGTTTAGCGAGAATTTTCTGCTTTACCTGTTTCCTAATATCGTACTTCGATTACCATTTCACCTATACCTAACGGAGCTATTGCCCCTTCATCTGTTCCTATTGATTGAATATTTGCAGATGTAGTTGATAGGTGTGGTGATACAGTATCATCATACACCAGTATATCATTATCGTCTACAACTCTTTCGATGTCTTCAAGTACTAATGATAAAATTTCTTGAGGGTCATTTGCATCATTTACATATGCCCTGATTGTTATCGTTAAAAATCTCCATTTAAATCCTCCAGGCTGATACTGTCGTATCTCATCCCCAGCTATAACACATACTTTTGGGTATTGTTGAATCTCATCTAAAAATACTAAGTGTGAGTCAGCATTTTGATAGAGATTTGAATTAAACGGATAATTTCCATCAATTTCTTTTATCTTACCTACAAGAGCTTCGGCTATCTTTTTTCTTTGTGTTCTATATGCCATTATACTCTCCTAAGTGTAAATTTTCTTTCGGTCATTTCCATTGCTAATTTTCTTATACTTTTTGTTATAAGAGGCTTTGGATTATACCCTGCCGGCCACCTTGTTGGGTTTTCAAAGGTTGAATAAACTCCTGTCTTATTCTTGCTTTGACCTCCTCCTGTTAGAGTATATGAATATTGTCCTGTTAGTGTTTTTCCTGTATCGCTTAAATTTAATAATTTTACACTATTCGAGAATTGACCTGTTCTATTAATCAATGCAGGTCTTCCCATATTCCTTCTAACCTCTGCAGGTAGTCGTCTATTAATTCTGTTCTTTATTGCATTAAGTTCTCTTTGACTTCCTGCAGTATTTAAATCTTTGCTACTATTAACACTTTTAGTTGCTAACAATGCTGCTGCTTTTTCAAGTTTCTGCGCAGTGTCTGCTGCTGCTTTTCCTCCTGATCGAGCTTTTTCTGTTATAGTCTTTGTTTCAGGTTTCTTAAACGTTTTTGAAACTTTACCTTTTGACTTCTTTTTATACTTTCTTGTTTTCTTGCCTGCCGCTGCTTTAACTAGTTGGTTTCCAAGTTCGTCTTCTATACTCTTAGAACCTGTTAGAGTTAATACTCCAGCATTTTCTATTGCTTTTGTAAGCTCATTAGTAAGTATTTGTTCAACATTACCTGTTACTAAAGCTCTTCTCAGCCCTCCCAACTTAAGTTGTTTTGGTGCTTTTTCTTCTATGTTTAAACCTTTGGTTTCCATAGTGTAAGTAGCTAAAGTTCCGTCATTAATCTTAATATCTAATTCTTTTAAATGAGAAATATCTATATGATTGTTCTTTGACATTGCTTTTAAAGCTTTTGTTATAGCTTTGTTATCAAGGTCATCCTTTTTTTCTGCTTGAGAAATTACATGTCCTACAGCTCTTAGTTTTCTTAGTCTACCTAGTAATACTTCGTTTTTTCTCCAAAACTCTGTATTTGCTTCTCCTTTTGCTGCAACTTCTATTTGAGCATCTTGTATAGCCATAATTGTTAAAGAAATAGAAACGTTTATAGGTTCCATTGTCTTATGTCCAACATTCCAAGTAGTCGGCAAACTACGCCCTACTTTCCTTAAATGTCCAGCTAACTGTTTTAATGCACTACTAAACTGTTGTTGGGTCTTTTTACCTCCAAAGGCTGACCATGCTTGTAGTACTTCAGGGTCTCCCCATAGTCCTGCACTAGTAATTGCGTCATTTAATTCTCTAAAAAACTCTGAACTATTTGTAATAGTACCTAACTGTACATTCCTTAGTTCTTGTCCTAAACTTATAGCATTTTTCTTTAAGTCTTCAGCTTGTTTTTTTACTAAAGATTGATAAGATATTCCAGTACTTGGACTACTTGGTAGTGGAGTAAATTTAAACTTACTCATTACTTATGTATCTTATAAAAATCCAATATACGTTTAATATGGTCTGGAAACCCTATGTTCTCTCTTAAACTTGTAGATACAGGATTTTGTATCTGTGCGCCCGCTATACTTAAGTTTGCTTTTCTTTCATCTTTTAAATAGTACTTAACTAAATCAAAACACGCTAATTTTAAATCTTCTGGTGTTGCCGCATACCCTGAAGTATAAATAACCTTTACTGCTTTTCTACCTTGCGGAAAATGTGCATCACTTGTTGCAGTTGTTCTGAAAATGGTATCGAGTCCTTCGTCGACTACGTATTCGTACTTACCACTACTGTCAGAATTCTCTGTTATTAAAGTCGTATATGAGTCTGATTGACCTTTCCTTTCAGAAACTGAAGTCACGCTCACTACTGGACTTTCATCGAGTATTATTGCATTTGTGTATTTATCCTTAATATCGTAATATTCGGTTTTTGCACTTGAATAATAATCTATAAAACTTGTGCCACAGTATGTCTTTACTGTTTGGCTGATAGCTGGTATAATAGCATTAATTTTTGCATCTTCGGAAACCCCGGTGAGTCCCGCGAATTCTTTATATTGTGCTAATGTTATTAAATTTGCCATAATTAAAAAGTGGGAGTGTTAGGTACACTCCCAGAAACCATTTCCTGTTAAGAATTAATTCTTACGCGTTTTTATACTGGTAAGCCCACTTAGAAGTAGCACCGTCAATTAAGTCAGTGAATCCTAATCTCTGAGAAGCAACAAGTACTCTTCTTTGATTAATAACTTCATAGTCAGATTCTACAGTAACGCCTCTTAGTCTTGGCAATACGTAGTTTCTTGGGTTAACAGCAATAGCACCGAACTTAGAAACTGCTGGTGTAGCAAACTCGTCACATAATAGTACTCTTGAACCGAATACTTGACCAATTTCACCAGAAAGCTTAGTTGCCATGTCGCCAACAAGTTGTGCGTCTTGGAACTCAGGATCTTCTAGTAGTTCATAGTAAGTTCTTTGTGAAACGATATAAACAACTTCTGATGGATTAACACCATATTTGCCCATATTTTTTCTCATAGATAATAAATCGAGAGCTGTAACTGTATCAGTAGCAAAAGCAGTAGTTGATGCAGTAAAGTCTGAATCATTTCTTGCTAAGTGTAGTAAACCTTCGAAAGAAGCTCCACCAGTACCGAAAGCACCCTCAGCATCGTCACCAGCTAAAACAGCATTTTCAATTGCTCTAGCGTGTGATCTAACCATAGACTCTCTGATTAAAGGAAGAATAGGCATAATTGCATCTTCTTCAGTTTCATTACCTAAGAATGACTGAGAAATAAGTTTCTTAGTTGTAAGAATTCTTTCTTGCATAGTAACACCTGCATCAGCACCATAAGCAGCAGACCTCATATCTAAGTTGTCATTTGCTACAGCAGACCCTGAAGTAAATTCAGCGTAACCGCTATCTGGTAAGATTGGGATAATCATATTTGCAGAGTTCATTGCAATTTCTCTAAATAGAGGTGCTAGAACTAATTCATTCTGAATGTCTCTTTCAATGTTAGTTGAAACGATTTGCTCGAAATCACCTGAGGAAACTTCAACACCTGAATGTTGATTTACTTTTTCCATTAAAGATTTTGACATATTACTGTTCCAACCTTTACCAGTCGCTAGACCAGCAAATTTTGCATCAAGAATATCTGATTCAAATTCTTTTTTCCAGTTACCAGTACCACTTCTATCAGAGAAATGTCTTTTAGACTCTCTAATATTCATGATTTCTTCTGATTTCTCAGCTAACTGAGCTTCTAGTGATTTAACAACTGATTCTAAATTAGAATAGTTATCATTAACTCTAGTTTCTACATCGTTCATTAGCTTTTCAGCTCCTGTTAATCCAGCTTCAACTATAGTTTTAGTTTTTTCCTGATCGGCTTTTTCGTTAGCTTTTAGAACTTCAGCTTCATCAGTTGCTTTTTGAGCAGCTTCTTCTGCAGCCTTCTGTTCAGCAGCTTTTGACTCAGCTTGCTTCATTGCAATTTCAGCAGCTGTATCAGCAGCTACTTTCTTTGCAAAAGCATCTAAATCGAAATTGCTTTCAGGAGATTGTTTTTCGTTTGACATATTTGTCTCCATGTTATGGGATTCCTCCCGTCTTGGCTGCTCAACATTAACAGCGTCTGCTGATTCTGCTGGGTTAGCCTTGTAAAAAGTTTGCTTATACTTGTTATAATCTTCCATACTATCAAATGACTTGCTTAAGCCAAAGGTTGCCCCTTGGTTGCAAGGTACTGATACTACAGAGACTTCGAAAAGTTCCGCGTCCTTTATTTTGTATCCATCGGTTTCAGTCATATAATCAGCGTCCTTGACTTTGAAACCGACAGAAAAAGCTCCAAGGACACCGTCTTTAATAAGTTGTGTTACATCACCAGCAGCTTTAGATATCTTTGCAGATATTTCTAAACCGTTTTCTGTAACTTTTAAATCTTTTGCACGACCAATTGGTTTGTCGTAGTTGTGATTGAATAAAATTATTGGATTGTTTTTAAAGTTCTCTAATCCACCTTTTGTCCATGCATCACTTTCAATAATATCTCCAGCTCTGTCAAGTCCATTTGTACTTGCTGAACCTTTAATATCTATTCCACCGTCATCTGTTTCACCTAATGCTTTAAAAGTGCTTGTCCAATGATAAATTTTATTTGACATCTTTCTTCTCCACTTTCTTAGCAGGTGTTTCCTTAACTGGTGCTTTTTTTACTTCTGGTATAATTACAGGGTATCTTTTGTTTATTACAGCGACAAATCTGTTCCAAGAACCGAAATGTTTTCTTATAATATAGTCCTTAACTGGAACATCCTTGCCTTTCCCCTTGTATTCTACTATATTCAAAATGCCGCCTTCTTTAACGAAATATTCTGAAACGGCTTTTGCTATCATATCTTTTGTCATAATTATTCTTCCTCGCTTGGGGCAGCCTCTTCAGGTCTACCGCCTTGTTCCGGGTTTACAGCTGAGCCTGCTATATTTGCAGGTACTCTTGGCTCGTCAAATCCGGCTACAGGTTCTTTTCCTAATGCTTCTCTTGCTTCATTGGCACTTAAAATGCCTGTATTCACTAAAGTAGCATAGTATGCTGCCTGGTCTCTCAATTCTGGTTGTAAAGCAGGAATACCTGTTACATCTTCATTTAGTGAAAAACCAAAAAATCTTTCTAATGCATATCCCA